CGTCTGGCCAATCGTCTATAAATCGAGCACCGTAAAGTTCTACACACTCACTAATTGCTGTGTCTAAATCTTTTTCAAAGCACTCTTTTACTCTATCTTCAGATACTGGTGTACCAACTTCTTGTCCGTGTTCTGGGTCACTCTCTAATACCAAGTGACCAACACCGAATGTTGGATAACCTAAGTGATCTTTATAAATTTCATAAACGACACCTTCATCGACCTTTAAGGTCTCAAATACTGCTTCTCTATTCATCTATTGCGTCCAAAGTTCTTTTAAATTTACCTGCGTGAGATCTTTCAGCTTTGGCTAGTGTTTCAAACCAATCAGCAATCTCTTCAAAGCCTTCATCTCTCGCTGTTTTTGCCATACCTGGGTACATGTCTGTGTATTCATGTGTCTCTCCATCGATAGCACTTTCTAGGATTTCTTGCGGTGATTTGGCTGGTAGTCCTGTTCCTGGATCACCGACACCACCTTCAATACAGTATTCCATATGCCCGTGAGCGTGACCAGTTTCACCCTCAGCAGTTGAACGAAATACTTGAGCAACATCAGGATATCCTAATACATCACATACTGATGCAAAGTATAAGTACCTTCTGTTTGCCATTGATTCACCAGCAAATGCATCCTTTAAGCATTGTTCTGTTTTTGAACCTTTAAGTTCCATTTATATCTCCATTAAACATTAATTGTATTACCTCTTCCAGCTCCTTTTTTAATCTTTCTTAAAAGATCTCGGTAGTCTCCAGAAGTTTTAGAAATTGCATCACCTCGCATCGATATGATATCTGGTTTTGCATTAATTATCTGTTCATATTTACCTGAGTCAAGTTTTTCTTGTCTCTGTGAAATAGAACAAAATTCCTCAATTATTTCACCTGTTTCCTTATTTCTAAAAGTATACGTTGGCATTAGTCAACTGATTTAATCAATCCAGGAAATGCATCATTAATAGTTGCTCTTGTTAATCCAGGAAAACCTTCTTTATCTTTCATTTTAACTAGATAAATAGCTTCCTCTGGATGGACTGATTCTAATAATCCTGTGAACATTTGTTCTCTTTTGTAGTCTGGTAAATCTTTTCCTTTACCACCTTTAATAAAGTAAGAATACTCTTTATATCGTCTTAATATTGAAGACGGTGCTGACTCTGGTTTATTTGGTACATACGGAGGTGCACCTTTAGGTAAGTTAAACTCGAGCGCATGATCATAAGCACAGCGTATTGTATCTTTTAATGCCCAACTCTCATTTTTCTTAAGTAGTTCAACTTTTTCTTTTTTACTTGCAGCAACTTCAACCTTTTGTAAGATTTCCCAAATTGCAAATACAGTATTGTAAGCCATAATATTTCCTCAAATGTTTAGTACATTATACCATAAATTAATCTAAATGTACAATATTATTTTCTGTTAAGTATTTTCTATTTTTTAGATGCTCTTCTTCGATATCATCTTTTGATTGACCAAAATAAGCTACGCCAATATGTTCTTTAATCATGAGTTTAACTAAGCTCTGATGGCCATCATGATGTGGTATCATAAAGTCAGCAAGTATTCTACCAAATTTACCTGTTCCATCTTTAAATGTAACTAGTGTTTGTTTACTTCCAACTGGTAGATGTTCTTTGACAAATGCTTTTGCATAATTACCAAACACTTTTTCTACTTTGTCAGATGTTCTTGATTCAGGTGTATCAATACCCATGAATCTTACTCTTTGATCTTTTAACCAGACATCAAAGCCTAAATCTATATCTATATCCGCTGTATCACCATCTATGACTTTCTTAATGACACAATCGTATGTATAATCACTCATTATTTTACCTCGTATAATTGTAGACCTCTCGTTCCATCATAAACGAATGCGTCTAATCCTGTGTTGTTAAGTATATGAAATGCTTCATCTAATGTATTGAGTATAGGTTTACCTTGTACATTAAACGATGTGTTTAAGAGAACTCCACCGTGATGTTGAAGAATCTCATATAAAATTTTATTTTGTCCTTTTGTAACTGTTTGTACTCTTGCAGTATTGTCGACATGCGTAATAGCAGCTAATTTCTCCTTATGCTGTTCATTTACTTTCACTGCAAAACTCATGTATTGCATATGCTCATAATTATCTGTTATAAAATATTTATGTGCTTCTTCTTTTCTACATATTGGTGCAAAGGGTCTATACCATTCTCTAAACTTTACTTCTGCATTGAGTTTATCTTTCATACCAGGAATTGATGGGTCACATAAGATTGAACGATTACCTAATGCTCTTGGACCAACTTCTGAGCCACCTTGAATAAGACCGATGATCTGCCCTTGTTTTAATCTATCGGCTATATCTTTCTCAGTTACAAAATCGTGTTTTGTCCAGTATTCATTTCTCTCATCGAGTATTGGTAATCCTGAGTAAGTTATATTTGCTTTTGATATATTTTCATCTTCTCTTGCCTGGTATTCTACAAGTGTGCCAAATGATAGTCCTCCATCTGCAGGATTTGGTGGAACGTAAACGTTTAAATCTGGAAAGGTTTTTCTAATTTTTTCGTTTACCAATACGTTTAAAGCAACTCCTCCACTGAATATGAGATTATTTTGATACTGATTTTGCATTAGGCTATAGTTCTCATTTATTTTTTCAATGACTATTTGTTCTATTGCTTTTTGTAAATTATAACAAAAATCATATCCGTCTTGTCCCTCAAGTGATGTATATGAATTTGTTTTTTGTTCATCAGTTTTTCCTTCCTGAGTCCACCAATGACCAGTATTGAATTGCTTATCTTTTAGTATTTTTGTTCTTTCAATTAAGAACTCATCATAAAATAACTTATCATCTATATTAATTAATTTTTTTAAGTTATCTAAGCAATGAACTACTTTATCAGATTTTCTATGATCAATTACCATGTTGTTAATCTTATTATCTTCTATTAGTCTTTTCAGCTCTATCATTAATGGTTTATTAAATTTACCATAAGCAGCTAAGCCCATTACTTTACCAGCAATGTCTAATCTATTTGTTGTTCTGTCTGCAATATCATGAACAAGACAGCCTAATACGTTCATGTTTCTTCCCATGTTAGCGTGACTATGCCAGTGCTTATGATATGTACCATTTGCATGTAATTCATATCCATTAAATACACCATCGTCACCACCTCCGTCAGCTGTAATGACGTATGCTCGAGTAAATGGAGATTGTTTCCAACCACAATACATGTGAGCAACATGGTGAGGACATCCATTGACTACATTCTTTGTATTCAGTGTATAGTCTATAATAGCAGGATCTAACATCTGATGATAAAAATCTCTATCAGGGCAACTTGTACCATTAATGACAGTATCAAAATCATTTTCAATTCCCCAATGTTTCTTTGCTAACTCCAGGGATTTTTTTATTGCTTTAATTGGATTTACAAATTCGTCGTAAAATGGAATATAATGTTTTGATTCCATTCTTGCATGTTTAATGCCAAATAATTTTTCTATTTCGATTATATGATATGAATCACACACTGCATTATAAAATGTTATGTTTGCGTTGTGACCTGGATAAATTGATATTAAATTTTTACTCATGCGTTAAATGTTTTGAGTGAATTTTACACCCGATAAATTCATTATAAAATTGTTTGTTAAATAGTACTCCTCTATCAAACTGTTCTTTAGCTTCATAGTAAGCACAGTCACCTCGTTTCTTACATAAGTGAAGAATTGTGCGATGATAGTTATCTGGATTTTGAGCAACGTTTTCTTTAAGCTCTTGATTAGAACCATAATAATTTTTCCAATCGGATTCAGCTAAATACTTTTTCTTTCTGCCCTTTACTTGTCTAGTCTTTTTAGCCCAAAAGAATTTCTTTCCAATATACATCTTACTTGTAGACTTTTCAGTTATCAAATATACGAATCCGTACCACTCATCAATAGGCCCATCGAAGGGCTGTCCATTATAATACCACATGAGAATATTTATTCGTGATTTAAGTTGATGATTTTAGACTCTTCGCCACACATGCAACAGAAGACTGGCATCTCATCAACGTTATAAACTGTAAGATGAGTATGAGTCTCACAGTTATCACAGTTTATTTCATATTCGTATTCTTCCACTAAGCAGCTCCCCATACGTCGTCCCACTTACCGGTTAGAGCACCTCTTGCATAATCAGTAGCTCTATTTTCAAAAAAGTTTGTATGAGTAGGTGCGTTAATCATTTCCTCTACCCATAACAATGGATTTCTTTTTACTTTAAATATTCCTTTCATACCTAAAGCAATTAATCGTCTATCAGCAATGTAACGAATGTATTGCTGTACATCTTCTTTTTTAAGATCTTCCATTGGACCCATTGCAAATGCTAGGTCAATGAATTTATCTTCTAGCTCTACCATCTTTGTAGCGATGGTATATATCTGTCCCTTCAGTTTATCATTCCAAACGTCCAAGTTTTCCTCAACATATTGTCTGAAAAGTTTTATCATGGCTTCACAATGTTGTGTCTCATCAACGATAGACCACGTAACAATTTGACCCATACCTTTCATCTTTCCATGTCGAGGAAAGTTCAATAGCATAATAAAAGAACTGAATAATTGCATACCTTCCGTGAAGGCACTGAATGCTGCAATATTCGTAGCAATTGATTCTTTGGTTCCATTCTTACCAGATAGTTCCATAAAATACTCATGCTTATCTTTCATAGACTCATACTCAAGAAACTCATTATAGGTTGATTCAGGCATACCTAAAGTTTCGATTAAGTGTGAGTAGGCTGCAACGTGCAAAGCTTCTCTAGCAGCAAAACCTGCTAGCATCATTCTTACTTCTGGTTGAGGGAAGTAAGGTAAATAATTATTGACATAACCACC